CTAATACACCACCTTCTTACTAACACTCCTGTTTACATCAATAACATAAAACAATGCCTGAATATCGTTTACATGAAGTTTAAAGTCGGTAAACTCAGGGCTGTCGTTTAGGGAATGGCACATAATATAACCTTCTTCGGTATTGTGCTCAATAATCTCTTTAAGAAGCGGCATCTTGCTTTGGGTAGTGTAAATAACCCAGTACGGAAAATCGCGATAACGCAGCTTGTTTACCCAGTGCTGGCGCTGCAGCTCGCGGGTGCTAACTATACTGTTTCGGCTAATGGCGTTGCTGCTGCCGTCGTCCATACTGTCGCCGTTAACCTTAAAGGCAACATAACGGCCCTGCACCGGCTTATCGACCAATATACCGTGCTGCCCCAAATCCATAAGAAAGTCGGCATCCTGATAATTACTCAGCAAACCCGCCTGCACATTAAAGTCGGCAAGCGGCATAAGCATGTAGAACTGTCCGTTAGGCAGCTCAATAAACTTATTTCCGTTTTTATTTTCAAAATCAACAGGTAGTTTAACCACTTCGCTGCTCCTTACTATAGTAGTGTAGGCAGTGTTGCTGTAAAGCACCTTATTAAGTATTTCTATTTTAGACTTGGGTATGGGTTTTCCTTTCTCATAATTAATAATCGTTTCGCGGCTGGCACCTACCAGGTCGGCAAGCTCTTTTTGGGTTAGCCCAAGCTCCTCGCGTTTTTGTTTTATCTCTACTGCGTCCATACTCAATACTTTATCGTAGCTGTTAATAACTTTTGAATGTTAAAAGTGATTTTTTACACTTTTGAATTTGTAAATGTGGAATATTACACTTAATTTTGTACTCGATGTTTGAGCAAAGATACACATTAAATGCACATAAACAACAATATTCCACATGAAATTGTGGAATTAAGTGAAATTAAGAAAGCCTATAACCATTATTTAAGTTCGTATGAAGCACAACAGGATATTGAAAACTACACCTATATTGCAGAGAACAGAAACACGATAAACCACCATTTACGGGAGCTTTACACAAAAATCGCTTTACAGCAGCAGACACAAAAAGCACACAACCAAAACGTTCGCTACACAAAGTATACTGCCTGCACCATAGAAAAAAGTGCAATACTACACTTTAATAGCGACAGCAGGTTTAGTATAACAGAATAAAGACTGAAAGATAAAAGACATTAGACTCTCAATCAACTGTCTGTTTTCTATTATCTGTCATCTTAAAGTCTCAGAAGAAATCAACTAAAAAATGCCACACCATGAAAAACCTTATCAGCCAACTCGAATCTCTTAACCGCCTTATCTGCGAATGCGAACAGGAAATAGATTCACTGCAAAACCTTCCCTATTATTCGGTATTTAAACTGGAAGACCAGCGCAATGCCGATATCACTCAACTTACTTCTCAGTTAAAGGGATACCACTCCCAAAAAATTATCCTGCTTAATCAGCTGGAATCTTCCCTAAAATTTGAAAAAGCCGCCAGCGAGCAGTATGCCCTTGCGGGGTAACAGGTATTTATTTCGGATTTTACACACCCCTGCCCCTCTCAAGAGGGGAACACTCAAACCTGAAACTTCAAATAATTCTTCAATCATTAAATCTTTAAAATCTAAATCCCATGACAATTACAGGAAACATTGAAAGCATTGAGTACCGCAACACAGCCGGACACGAAAAAAAAGTAGTAACCATTATCCCCGATCATCGTCAAAGGGCCTTTGTGGAGTTTCGCGGACGTAAAATGGATGACCTTCACGGACTGAAAGAAAACGACGAAATACAGGTGAGCGTAATGCTGGAAGGAAAGATATCCAAAAACAGTGGCATACAGTACAACAACCTGGTAGCACAATCGGTTGCACCCGTATTGAGATAATAAAACAATTAACTGGCATATGGGCTGGAATAACTTATGCCTTTTCACTAATCCCTTTAAAATCGAAAACATGAAAACAAAACAGGAAGAATACACTAATAAGATATTAGACCAACTGGAAAACCTTTTTAAGGACGATAACGAAAACAAAATTGACCTTACCGAACTGGAGGACAACAAGAATGCCGCCGACTTTTTTCATGCGCTGGCAAACCTTGCCCCAACGGTAGTGTATGTAAACCTCACCAAAAAAGAGGTAGGTACGCTCGATTTTAACCACATGGCAAACAGGCTGTGTATGATGAACTCAGTACCTAAATAATTAGGTTCTTAACAACTTAGTTTTTATAACAACTTTTAACATTTACTTGAGAAATCGTTAAAGCATAAATGGTTAATTTCATTTTTATAAGATTGAATTGCTGAACGTTTAAAATTAAAAAACACCTACCCCGCAAAGGGACACCATTAATCGTTAAATATTTAAATTATTAAATCTTAAAACCCACAACCATGCAATACAAAATAAGAGGTATCGTAGTAGCTGTAGGCGATACAAAAACCACAAAAAAAGGAACAGCCATTAAACAAATGCAGTTTGAACAGGAAGATGGTAAATTGTTTTACCCATCTGCTGTAGGTACAAAAATCGAACTGCTTAACGACATGCTTCCGGGCGATGTTGCCGACCTTGAATTTCACATTAGCGGATCTAAAGGTGTTTACAACAACGTAATAATTGACAATGTTGTAAGAGTCTAATGAAAGATCCTGCGTTTTTATTTTACCCGGGAGACTATTTACGCGATATACAATGTTTAACTGAACCTGTACAGGTTGTTTATGATAGAATTATGTGTGAACATATGAGAAACATATGTATAACACACGTACAATTAAATTTCTTCACAAAAAGCCTTTCCGGTTCAGAAATAGAACAATTAAAACAAGTGCTAAAGGAAACCCCTGAAGGTTTTCAGATAGAATGGATTGCCGAAAGCATCTCAAAAAGAAGAGCTTATAGTGAATCCCGACGTAAAAACAGAAAATCAAAAACTACAAATTCTGATTCAAATACAAATAACATATCTTCTACATATGATAAACATATGGAAAATGAAATTGAAATTGAAGATGTAAATGTAATTGAAAAAGGAAAAGAGGGTATGGGAGAAAAACCAACTGTACTCCTTCCCTACACTTCGGCCGAGTTTGCCACCCAATGGCAATTGTGGAAAAACTACCGCCACAAAGAACACCGCCAAAATTACCATAGCCCCGAAAGCGAACAGGCCGCACTGGCCGAACTAAACTCCCTGGCACAGGGACAGCAAACCAACGCCATAGCCATACTGCACCAAAGCATGGGCAAAGGCTGGAAAGGACTATTTGAACTGAAACCACAAGGCAATGCGGGAAAACCACCTGCCGGAAAGTCGAAAGTTAAGTATAGCGACGACTTCAAGCGAAAAATTGCTCAGCGTCTACAGTCCGGTTAACTGCATGCGCCATAGCGGCAAACTTACCACCATAGACAAAGCGCTAAACGCTCCTGCACCCACACTGGGCACACTACAGCGCGAAAAAACAAAAGACTTTGCCATAGGGCTTACCATGGGTTGGCTGGTGTACCTAAACGACATCCTTAACCTTAACAAGCCCATGACCGAAGACCAGATCGAGCTGTGTGCCATAGAAATTAACGAGACCTATTACTCCCTTAAAATCAGCGACCTTACTTTTTTGTTTAAAAAGATAATAAGCGGCACTTATGGCGAATTTTACGAAAGCCTTACCATACCCAAGGTGCTGTCGTTTTTCCGTGAGTATTTTGAAGAACGCTGCCAGCTCGCCGAACAGCAGTCGCAACGCACACACAGTGACACTAAAAGCCACGCCGAGTTTAATTATTCTAAAAACATAAAGAGGATTTTTACCGGAAGCAGCAGGTATTAGTGAGCAGTATTCAGTTATGCAGTGATCAGTTCTTCAGATAGGCAACGTAGCGTGCCGTCATTGCGAGCGGAGTGCAACACAGCGAAGCAATCTTATCTCTATAGTCAGTTAGTGATGTTTAGACATCCAACTGACAACCGTTCTTTGACATATTGTTTTTTTTCTTTTTTATTGTTCTTATGATGACAGGAGAAACCCTTATTATTTGAGATTTATTTCATCCGTTCGGCTTTGAGCCTCGTGTCTCACTTCGCTACGCTGCGTATCGAAATGACACAACATGCTATTCAGCCTTGAACTTTTGGTTCTTTTGTTTCAAGACAAAAGAACATCATTCATACAACTAAACAAAAACAATAAGCAGCACTATGCCAATAACAATAAAGAAACTTATAAGGAAATTATAGATTGTATCCTGATTGACGACTTCCATAAACTTACTTTTACGTTTAAACCAAATCCAACGCACAAATGCTCCGGGATAAGTAAAAAGTACCTCCTGAAAGAAAACTGTTACAAACTCTGATAGTAAATCTGCCATTAAAGACTAATTTAAACAAAAAAAGTTAACTCATGTGCCTGGTTATTGCTTAATAATCAAACACATAAATTAACGGTAGTAAGATTTTTCGAAAAATGGTTAAGGACTATAATCTGATATTACGGTGTTCTTTAATCTCAAAACGAACAATATCATAAAGTACCTCAATAAGCGATCTAAAGTTCATAGCACCTCAGTTTAAGTTAGTTAGGGCTAATATAGTAAATTTAACTTTAGATTAACAAAACACTTCAACATTTAACAATTAAATATTTCAACACCCTTTGTTAATAAGGTTTTTGGAGTATTTCGATTTGTTGATTTGATAATCTTGTTATTTGATTTCAGATTGCTTCGTGCCTCGCAATGACACCCTCATAACTCTCAAGAGAGGAATACTTAGAGTTATAACAGCAGAGTGAAGCTTGGCATTAGGCTCCGTAGCGTAAAGAAAATTATAAGTGAGGCGTTAAAAAGCATTCGGTGTTTGAGGCGACAGCCGAGTTCGAATGATTTAGCCGATGGAAATAATTTTTAGCTTAAGGAGTCAGAGCCTTGAACTTTTGGTTCTTTTGTTTCAAGACAAAAGAACATATCATCTTTTACGAAACCTCCACAAAGCAATGGAAACAGTAACAACTTCTGTTACAAAGGCCAATATAAATGAGTAAGTAGAAATTTCAAAAAACAGCCAATAGTACTCTTTCGGAGTGTTATTACCAAAAATTTCAAATATGCGGGTATGATATCCGTTAAAAGGCTTTAGAAAAAACCATGAAGCTAAAGAAAAGTACACTAACAATAAAACAGGCACAACATAAAATCCTACTTTAAACGGTAACTTCAATTCTTTAAGCTTATAAAGGTATTGCAGTAAAACATTGAGCAGTAAAAAACATAATGCAACAATATCATAGGGCATATAATATTTATACTTTCCAATTATAACAAGGGTAAAGTAAAGGCAAAACACAAATACTATTAATGTAAACCTGAGTAAAACCATTATTTTCTTCTGATGATAACAGATTCAAAAATATACTCAAAAACGACTTGTGCCAAAAAACTGAAAACTTCTTCCATACTTTTTAAAATGAGTTGCTTTGGCGAAAAGCCTTAAACCCCGAAAACATAACTACCAGTTCCAGCAATACGGCTAAAATTAATGCCGAAAGGCTCGCAATTAAAAAGGTTAGCCATACATCGTGCGGAATGCTTTTGCCCATTATCCCAAATATACGGATATAACTTTTAAAAACAGGGGTAGTTATATTCTCGGTAGTCGTTAAAAAGTAGGCTACAAACAAAACGTTTATTACAAAAAACCCTGCAGAACAAGGTATACGCCTAAGCTCTTTTAAAAACCGTTGTTGTAAAACAATATTATAGCCCAACCAAAAAAGGGCAAAAACATCGAGTATGTAAAACTTTCCCCACTGGAAAAACATTATAACTGCCAGTACAAGGCAAAAAACAAATGTGACTGTTGTAAAGCGTAGTAAATTCATACAGCTAATATAAATCAGCCTAAAAGAGTATAGGTAAGTAATTACCGCAATAAGGTCTTAATATTTTTACCTGTTTTTATTAACCAAATCATAACAATCTAAAAATCAAAACTTAACCTCTTATCAGGAAACTTTAATTTCGCGGTACTTGGCTAAAAACAAAGTTACTATAGCAAGCTCTATAAAAGCAGCGGTAAAAAAGGCATAATAGCTTATTACAAAAAACACCACCCACAGTTCCTGCGGACCCTGCAACCCTACAATTTCAAAAAGGCGTATGTAGCTGCTTGGCGGATTATAGGAAATATAATGTGTGGTACATAAAAAGTACACCACATACAAAATATTAATACCGTAAAAACCCCAGGAAAAGGGTACACGATTCAGTTTTTTAAGAAGCTTACGTTGCAAAAAAACATTACACAGCAAAGCGGCAACCGCAATGGCATCTATGGCAGAAAACTTATCCCTTTGAAAGAACATTACAACCCCTAAAACAAGGCCTAATGCAAAGGTAATCACGGTAAATCGCACTAGTGTCATGTGGCTAATATACTGTTTTTAATATAATTGCAATATTAAATTTGGCTTGCCTTCCTCCTTGCCGCAATTAGATTTTTGCCTGTAAAGCCCAGTAATATAAATAGCGCTATAACCTCAAGGACTCTGGTAACTAAATTAACCCAGTACATTATTATAAACGTGTACAAATAAAAACTATACCCCATTGAAGCAGCAGAATACTTAATGCCCAATAAATTTAAAATCCTTATGTAGCCGTCCTTCTGGCATACATTCCACGAACAAAACAGGGCACTTAATAACATTAATACCGCTACGAGCTTAAAAAGCCATGCAACCGGTATTTTACCAAATCGTTTATTATAAAAATGAAGTACAACAATATTAAGGCTTAGTATAAAGAAAGTTTCAATATCATACAGTAAAAACCCTGAATAGGTATAGGCTCCGTAATGAAAAAAGGAAATCAGCGAAAGGATAAAGGTAACTGCTAAAACGATAAGGGTAAGGCGTATAGTTTTCATGATTACAATATAGCAAAAAAATACAACTTGCTAATTATTAAAAATATACCTCAAAACCACCACCAGGTAAAATTACCTGTTTTACTAAAACAGGTAAAAACACCTACTATTTAATAAAGCTTTAAAAGTAGGTTTGCAACATGGATATAACAACATATTCATACTACAGGGACATACTGCCTTTTCTTGAGTCCGTTGGGATTGGGGTAGCTGAAAGCCCCCTTACAGCAACAACTTTCCTTCCGGGACTCGAGCTGGGGCAAAACGTTATTTATGTAGATCCTGACAAATTAAAATATCCCGGCGACATACTGCATGAAGCCGGCCATATAGCTGTGGCGCAACCACACCTGCGCAGGCTTATGGGTACAGATAAAATGCCGGAAAGCTGGCCCGAAATGGGCGAAGAAATAGCGGCCATACTCTGGTCGTATGCAGCACTTACACACCTTAACATTCCGCCAGAGTTTGTATTCCATCAAGATGGGTACAAAAACTGTTCACAATGGTACATAGAACAGTTTACCGGAAAAAACTATATAGGCCTGCCCCTACTGCAATGGATGGGTATAGCCTACACCAACCAAGAAGTTAACAATGGACATCCTCCCTTTCCATCCATAAAAAACTGGATGCGGCCGTAATCTGCTGAGTATATCATACGGCTACCTTACAGAAAGGGTTGGGTGTTACAGTTTTGTCATTGTGAGGAAGAAAGACGAAGCAATCTGTTCCATAATGCATAACAATAGATTGCCGTGCTCCATTACATTCCGCTCGCAATGACAACTCATACAGTCATTGCGAGGAAGAATGACGAAGCAATCTAAAAAAGTCCTATTATTGCATCTTCAACCTTACCTTAATGAAACCCGGATATATCTACATTGTTACAAATTACAATAACACTACCTTATACGTTGGCGTTACTTCAGATTTAGCCGACCGAATTAAACAGCATAAGAATAAGATTTTCCCAAATTCATTTTCAGCAAAATACAATCTCAACAAACTGGTTTATTTTGAACAGTTTCAAATGATAGGAGATGCAATTGCACGCGAAAAACAAATAAAAGCAGGTTCGAGGCTCAAAAAGATTCAATTGATTGAAAGTCTTAACCCAGAATGGCGTGACATTTACTTTGATGACGAACTGTTTTAGATTGCCGCGTACTGTCATTGCGAGAAGGAACGACTAAGCAATCTGTCCCAAAAACTTAACAATAGATTGCCACGCTCCATTGCATTGCGCTCGCAATGACAACTCACACCGTCATTGCGAGAAGGAACGACGAAGCAATCTGTACAACAGTAAACAATATTAGATTGCCGCGCTCCATTGCATTCCGCTCGCAATGACAATCTCAAATCTATCATCTATTATCTCACATCTAAAAACAATATTTCCCAAAACCCATTACCATGCCCGAAGCCAAAGCTTCAACCCGAAAACCCAAAACCCTTTACAATCCCAACTTCCCGGATCAGGCACACAAACTTTGCCTGCTGGGCGCTACCGATAAAGACCTTGCCTCATTCTTTGGTATTTGCAAAAGCACCTTAGCCAACTGGAAAAAACAGCACACCGACTTTAACCAGGCTGTACTTCGCGGTAAAAAGGCAGCCGACATGGAGGTTGCCGCATCGCTGTATCAGGCAACGCTGGACAGGATTATCACTACCAAACAGGCCATAAAATGCAAAGAGGTGTATTATGACGAAAACGGTAAGCGCGTGGAAAAGGAACGCGTGGAGATTGTAGAGGTGGAAAAACACATTCCGGCCGACTTCCGTAGTCAGCAGTTTTGGTTAAAGAACAGGAATCCGCAGCAGTGGAGCGATAAGTATGACGACGATGATACCGACTCCGCTAAAAGTATAACCCTAAACCTGGGCTCAGGCCTAAACCCCCATGAAACTGCTGATTAAGCAGGAACACGCCATATTTTACCTTAAAGACAATATTACCGAAGAGGTACTGTATGGCGGGGCAGCCGGTGGCGGCAAGAGTGCCCTGGGCTGCCTATGGCTTATGGAAATGTGCCTTACCCATCCCGGCACGCGCTGGCTTATGGGGCGCAGCAAGCTGAAAACACTTAGGGAAACCACGCTCAATACCTTTTTTGAGTTGGCCGCACAACTACGCTTGGGCAGTCAGTTTACCTATAAGTCAGCCGATCATATCATACTATGGAAAAACGGCAGCGAGATTATCCTTAAAGACCTGTTCCTCTACCCTTCCGACCCGAATTTTGACTCGCTGGGTTCTCTCGAAATCACCGGCGCATTTATAGACGAATGCAGCCAGGTAGCCTATCCGGCATGGCAAATCGTAAAGTCGCGCATCCGATACAAACTCAACGAATACAAGCTAATCCCAAAAATGCTGGGCAGTTGTAACCCTGCTAAAAACTGGGCGTATAAGGAGTTTTACAAACCCGCCCGTGATAATGCCCTCCCGCCCTATCGCAGGTTTATACAATCGTTACCTACCGATAATCCGCACCTGCACCCCAGTTATTTAAAGTCGTTGCTTCGGCTGGACAAAAACAGCAGGGAAAGGCTGTACTACGGCAACTGGGAGTATGACGATGATCCTGCCACCTTAATTGACCATGACAGTATTGCCGACTATTTTAACCCCATACACCTAAAGCCTGAAGGCGCCAAATACCTAACCATAGATGTTGCCCGTAAGGGAAAGGACAAAACCATTTTAAGAGTATGGCACGGCTGGGTTTGCATAGCTCGGGAAGAAATTGCAAAGTCGGGGCTCGATGTGGTTGTGGGCAGGGCTAGAATACTGCAGTCCAAATACGGTATTGCCCCCACTAACACGATTGCCGACGAAGACGGTGTGGGCGGTGGCGTGGTAGACTTTCTTAAATGCAAGGGGTTTGTAAATAATTCTTCGCCATTGGAAGTCCGTGAGAACAATGTCTATGTAAAGCCCAATTACGACAACCTGAAGAGCCAGTGTTCTATAAAAATGGCTGAAATGATTGTAAACAGGCATGCAGGCGAAGTATGTGACAACCACCATGTACAGCAAACTGTAACCGAAGAAATGGAACAGGTAAAACTAAAGGACATAGACCGCGACGGTAAGCAGGGTATTATCCCCAAAGAACGCGTTAAGGAACTCATAGGCCGCTCCCCCGACGAATGGGACAGCATTATGATGCGCTACTGGTTTGCCCTGCGTAAGGATTACCGAGCTAGAGTAAGGATAGCGCCCTAACCCCCAAAGGGGAAATAGTATATAGTTACCCTCAAGAAGGAACTCGTACCCGTAACCAATAATACGCAACAGAACATCAGAGTGAAGCTCACGGCATCAGGCTCTGTGGCGTTAGGAAAATTACAAACGAGGCGTTAAGAAGCATCCGCTGTTTGAGGCGAAGCCGAGTTCGGATGGTTTAGCCGAATGCAGTAATTTTTAGCCTAAGGAGCCATAGCCTTGAATTTTTGGTTCTTTTGTTTCAAGACAAAAGAATAATTAAAAGATTCACTATTTTTACATCACAATAAAATTTGCAATGAAATCACTACACACCTTAATAGCAGTAGCATTGCTGCTAACATTCTCAACAGTAAACAGTCAGGAAAAAAAATCGCCTTACACCTACGAAAGCCAACAAAGCATTTTACAATACCTTGACGATAATGCTGTAAATTACGATAAAAAAGATGTTAGTACATTACGTATTTTTGATGCCTGGGGATATCTTTTACAAAACGGTAAGAACGAATTCCCGTCAGTTTACTTTTTTAACAGCAAGGGCGAAAGCGTAAAACTTAACGGAGATAACTGCTCGCAAACTTTAAAAAAATTACATAAGATAAACGACGTAAAAGTCAATAAAAAGGAAGAACCTGTAAGCGACTGGCTAAAATATTATATCTCTTTTATTGAAGAAGATAAAGAAACGGCCACAGCTTACGACGGCTATATAGTAATATCATGGGCTAAGTTTGCAGGCAACAGTATAAACGAAACCTCATTTAACTGGTACAAATCTGCTAAAGAATATAAAGATCTTAATCTCAGAGTAATTCTATTGAACTTCGATGTAATGGATACCTGGGAGATAAGTGATGAAAATAAGAAAGTACTTGGACTGGAGTAAGCAGTATTCAGTCGCAATGGGCTGTCATTGCGAGCGTAATGCAATGAAGCGCGGTAATCTCAGGTTTTCATTATACAGATTGCTTCGTACCTCGCAATGACACACCCCTAACCCCTCTCAAGAGGGGAACTCGTACCCGTAACGAATAATACGCAACAGATACATCAGAGTGAAGCTCCGGCATCAGGCTCTGTGGCGTTAGGAAAATTACAAACGAGGCGTTAAGAAGCATCCGCTGTTTGAGGCGAAGCCGAGTTCGGATGGTTTAGCCGAATGCAGTAATTTTTAGCCTAAGGAACCATAGCCTTGAATTTTTGGTTCTTTTGTTTCAAGACAAATGAACAAAAGAGATTCACTATTTTTACGCTACCAAACTAACTGTTATGACTTTAGCACAACAAATCGCAAAACACTTTCGCGACGTACACTTTGGCGGAAACTGGACCTGTGTTAACCTTAAAAACACGCTGGAAAACGTAACCTGGCAGCAGGCAACACAAAAAACAGAAGATTTAAATACCATTGCAGCTTTGGTTTACCATGTAAACTATTATGTAAGCGCAGTCTTAAAAGTATTGCAGGGTGGTGCGCTCGAGGCTCATGACAAGTTTAGTTTTGACGTACCCGAAATAACCTCTGGGGAACAATGGCAGCAATTGGTGACCAAAGTCCTTACCGAAGCCGAACAGTTTGCCAATGAAATAGAAAAACTCGACGACAGCGTTTTCTTTCAGGACTTTACCGATGCCAAATATGGTAGTTACTTCCGTAACCTGCATGGTATTATTGAGCATACACATTACCACCTGGGGCAAGTTACCATACTTAAAAAACTGGTGGTAAATAAGTAGACGAAAGCTTACTTTAACATTACGTTCTTATTACCGTCATAGATACCTATACCATTTATGGAGGTGAGATATATAAGCCTGTTGTCCCGAGTAAATTCCATTTTAATAATGTTCTTATGCTCCGTTAAAAAAACTAATTCAAAGTCTTTTATTTGATTTTCATGGGGCACCGCCGTCCTGTACACACCAAGTTGTGTAGAAAAATAGAGTTTATTTTCTTTAAGGCTAAAAGCACCAGGACCTATAAACATATTTTCTTCCGGTAGATTTCCACCATAATCATGAGTGTCAAAAATCTTTATGCTTTTGCTGCCTGTAATTTTATAAATACTTCCATAATTAGAAAAATGTTGTATACACGATGTTATATAAACATTATGTTCATTATCCTCAAAAAACGACCTCACACCTATGAGTCCATAATTTTCAAAATAGTATTTATTAATTTCTTTTTCATTATCAGCATCAAAAACATTGAGTATAGTTCCAAATTCGCCCCTATATGTTGCTAACCAAATTCTGTTAGCACTATCTATAAATGTATAAGTTGGAATTCTAAAAAAATATTTTGGTTTTTTACTGTAATTAAAGAACAGAAATCTTTTAGGAGCACTGGCATATCCTACTCCGGAAACAGGCTTAATTTTAAAGTCAGACCATAATTTATTATTAACAGGATCATATATACCTGGCTCAACTACAACAAACATTTTATTATCCGAATTAAAAAAGATATTATAAACCTGTTTAGAATGTTTAACCTTTAATTTTGAAACTATTCTGACTTGAAAAGTATTAGGATCAAATGTGGCAAGAAAACCCGTTTTAGACCCAAGATGAATGACTCCGTTTCTATCCTTGCTAATAGCTGTATAAGTAACGGTATCGGTATCAATTATTTGTTTTTCCAGTGTATTAAGATTCCACACAGCCAGTTTTCCATTATCACTGATAGCATAAAGATTATCGGCATTTATAACCATGTCTTTGTAAGAAACCAAAGAATCTGATTGTGAATAACAATAAATACCGGAGAATAACAACAGGAAAGCGATAAGGTGTTTCATGGAAAAGGTTTAGATTCTAAAAATAGCAAAAATTACTCACTCTAATAATAATCTTCCCAAGGGAGACATCTCAATTCAAAATTTAAAATTCATCATTTAAAACAGATTGCCACGTCGTTCCTCCTCGCAATGACCACGCTGTAGCGTGGCAGGCTTAACACCCCTAACCCCTCTCAGGCGGGGAACTCGTAACACGCAACTGACTTAAAATCTTTCAATTCAAAAGCTTTATATTGAAAAACATCTCCCTAAAACAATACACCACCCTGCCCGACACTTTGCTGTATGATGCAATACTGGAGCACCTAAATCCTAAAAACAATTTTGCAGGAAAAAGCATGAATACCAACCTTATGCCGTATGCTAACGTAAAATACTGCATACGTCTGCTACCTAAAATAGACAGCTGGCAGGGCATTTGCCAACTCTTTACCATTTGCTTTGACGTTACCGAAGATGAATTTTGGAACGCCCCCATAACCGATTACTTTGCCGCAAAAAAATATGTTGTAAGTCAGTTTGAGGAAGTGATCAAAACCGAAAGCCATGTACTGGCATCATACTCCACCGACGCACATTTATGGCAAATGGCAGGCGCCGACAGGCTAAAGCCTTACAGCGACACACTTCCGCTGGTACAGTTAGGTAAAATGTTTGGTCAGTACCCGTTTGATTTAGGCCGCAAACCCTATGGCGAAATCTTTAACCTGCTGGCACAAACCAAAACCCAAAACGAAGTGGAAAACGATTATCAGAAACTGGCAAGACAGTAAAATAGTATTCAGTGTTCAGTTGCAGTAAGCAGTAGATTGCTTCGTCGTTCTTCCTCGTAATAACACACCCCTAACCCCTCTCAAGAGGGGAACTCGTAACCCTGAACCAATAGCACGCCACGATATTACATCCGAGTGAAGCTCCGGCATCAGGCTCTGTGGCGTAAAGAAAATTACAAACGAGGCGTTAAGAAGCATCCGCTGTTTGAGGCAATAGCCGAGTTCGGATGGTTTAGCCGAGAGCAGTAATTTTTAGCCTAAGGAGCCACAGCCTTGAATTTTTGGTTCTTTTGTTTCAAGACAAAAGAATAGAATAACACCCTTAACCCCTCTCAAGAGGGGAGCTTCATTCTCGTAACAGCACAGTGTGTCATGTCGACCGCAGGGAGACATCTCAATGGCAGAAAATATTAGTCTGCATCCAAACGGCAGTAACGCATAAGCAATAAGATAACCGTATAAAGTTTTATCTCTGGGGTTACATCAGTATTAAAAACAATTGTAAGCTTACTGCATATAAACCTGTTTACACTAACATTGGCAATAGGTTCATTATTATAAAAAACAGTGCAAAGCCTTCCGGTAAAAAAATATCCTCTATAATGTTGTGAGTATAGATTATCAGAATCAAAAAACAGCTCTTTACCAATAAGGGTTAGTTCCTTATCCAAATCCTGAAAAATTATCTCTGACTTACCGCTTACAGGGTGCTCCGACTTAAAAATGATATTCCCGGACTTCTTTACACTTAAAGTAACTTTATTACTCCACGATGTATTTCTTTCAGCATTTAACGTAATGTCTCCCGTAATGCTTATATCTCCGTTAAAACTTAATGTTACCATATACAATTCAGCTATTTCACAAACTTTCCTTTTCGGTTAAAATAAGCCTTATTAATAAAATTAAGCTTCCATCCATAGTCAAGGCGTTCCATTAAAATAGTATCAGGAGTGACAGATAGCAGTTTAAGAGGTATCTTATTAAATATTAAAATGCTATCCTCTTCATTAAATGACCATTCCTCTGGCGCCAGCTTAGTCATTCCACAGTAAAAAGAACTATATTCTTTGTCTGAGTCAATATAAAAAGTCTTATCAGTTCCGTCTTTATCAAATACCATATAAAAACCAAAACAAGTATTAATACTATCAGGGGCTTCACGGGAATTAAGTACCCACTGGTTAGCTATCAGCATTTTCTCAAAATCTGTCCGCTTTTTACAGGAAGTAACCAGTAAAGAGCAAAGGCATAAAAGGAAGATGGTATAACGCATAGTAAGAATGGTTTCTATTATTAAAAGTAGGGATTTTTTCAATTAAAACAGTAATTAGATTGCTTCGTGCCTCGCAATGACACACCTCCATCCCCTCTCAAGAGGGGAACTCGCAACCCTAAACCAATAACACGCAACGTTATTACATCCGAGTGAAGCTCCGGCATCAGGCTCTGTGGCGTAAAGAAAATTACAAACGAGGCGTTAAGAAGCATCCGCTGTTTGAGGCAATAGCCGAGTTCGGATGGTTTAGCCGAGAGCAGTAATTTTTAGCCTAAGGAGCCATAGCCGTGCCTTTTTGGTTCTTTTGTGGCAGGACAAAAGAACAGGTATAACACACCCCTACCCCCTTCTCAAGAGGGGAACTCCTCATCCTCATAACAGCACACTGTGTCATGTCGACGGCAGGGAGACATCTCAATTCAAAATTTAAAATTCATCATTTAAAACAGATTGCTTCGTGCCTCGCAATGACACACCCCCGTCTATCCTCTATCATCTATTATCTCACATCTCAATACTAACTTCAAAAAACCTGAAAAAACAATGGACATTGTACGCCTTCTTCAGCTTATGGCCGAAGACCACAACCTCATTTACCATTACGGTAAAAAAGCCGCATTAAACCTGTTAGAAGGTTCTGCAAACGCAGGGGAAACCTACCTTCTGCACGAATTTACAAACCGCAAAAGCGAGTACAACAACAGCGGAACCCGAATTATGTCCCATCAGTATACGGGCAAATTCTTCTTGGTAAAGCAATCGGATTTCGACCAACAGTACTTTGCCGAGCGCGATACTGCTCAGGCCGGTAAATATGCCACAAACATAGAACCGCTGCTTACCGTTTTTGAAACCCTTGGCAACAGGCTTGCCACAAGAGGCTATACCGTAAGCCAATGGGAAAACATTGACGTAACCGATGCCCTTGATGCCAATATGGACGGACTGCTGTGCTCCTATTCCGTTACAATACCCGTAAAGTATGATACTAACCAGTAGTATTTTATCGGCAGAGTTTGAACTGCTGAAAAGTGAACTCATTGCCAAGTATGACGAACTGGGTATGCGCGCCACCGGGAACTGGGCCAACAGCCTCACTATAGAACTTATAGAAAACAGTGTAACCATTAAGGGCGAAGAATATACCAATGCCCTTGAATACGGACGCAAACCCGGCAAACAGCCCCCCAGCGAAGCCATAGAACAATGGCTGGTGGCAAAAGGCATAGCCGGCACTATAGAGGGCGACATTACCCTTAGTAGTCTGGCCTACCTTATTGCCCGAAAAATTGCACGCGAAGGGTATAATCGCGCCCAACACGGCGGTACTGAGCTAATAAGCACTGTGATAACCCCGCAGCGCATTCAGCAGATTATAAACAAGGTTAGCGATAACGAGCTGGCCAATCTAACCCAAAACCTTACCTCTTTTATAAACAACACTTTTTTATGATCGTATTTACAAACCCCATAGACATTTACCGTGTGCGTATGGCATACAATAACGATGTGCTTAACTTTTACAGCAGCCTGCCGGGTAAGCCCAAATACTGCGACCTTACCTTTAATAATAAACCCATGCGAATTTATCCGGCACCAGACGGTACTTTCTTCCTCAACCTAAAGCCATACGTAACCTCATACATTAATACCCGAAATTTTGAGGATACCCTAACCCCAAGTCTGGAAGGACTTAACACCTACAGTTATGTGTATAATTTTGAAAATGGTTCCTACCTTAATACCAACCTGTACTTTACCATTTGGATGAACGACGGTGCCCACGACGATAATGGTTATAACCTAACATGGATTTCGGCAGCCGAACAGCTTGGCGATTACAACCGCCGCACTACTTCCGATTATTTTTTACTTTCTCCCAATAAGGCTAACAGTACGCAGCATTATTACCTTAAATACTGGGAAGGCTATCCGTTTGATGTTAGCTTTTTTATGCCTACTACCTCCTACTTTTACCTGAAGAATACCACTACGGCATTATCGGCAAAACTGCCAACCAAAGCACGTGTGTCCCGACTTGTTTTTAGCGATGGTCGTACCTATGAAACACTGGAGAGTCTGTTCCCGCTAGTGGAAGGTTTTAACGAAATACGTTTTAAGAAAAGTACGTTTGACTACAGTACAGATAAATTTATTACGCTGGAAAAAGTGCCATACAAAAAAGGCGTTTACCTAAAATGGCTCAACAACTACGGCGGGTACAGCTATTGGCTTTTTGAAAACACCTACAGTATAGACCGCAGTACGCAATACACAGGTGAGTTAGACCGCGATTATTATAATCTGGAAAACTCCTTTGGACGCACTACCCAAATTGGCAAAGAGAGTATGGATACACTTAAGATTACTGCCGAACTACTTAACGACGACGAACGCCGTATTGTACAGGGCATATTGGAAAGCCCAAAAGTGTATCTGTTTACGGGGAAGCCCCTTAGCCAAAACGGAAAAAACAACTGGATGGAGGTTACCCTTAAAACATCAAACGCAAGGATTAAAAACCCTAAACAACAGCTTACCAATTTTACTTTTGATATAGAGCTTCCGCAGCGATACACGATAACGCTTTAAGTTTTGAGTTGAAAGGCATAAGGCAAAAGTTTAGCAAGTATTGTCATTGCGAGGTGGGAGACATCTCAATTAAAATTATACAAACACAACCCTACCCCTCTCAAGGATATATAATTACCTGTAGAAATATTAGATGAAGTAGCGTTCTATTATTCCTTTTTTTTTCAAAAGTTTTTCTATATTAGTAGTACTAACTACTAATGATATGAGAAACTTTACTTATTTTAAAATTCTTCTTTTAGTATCATTTGCTTTCTTGACTTCATGCTCTGAAAATACTACTAAGTTTACTAAAAATACTTTTTCGGGACAATGGCCTTTTTCAGTTAATGAAGTTGAAGTCTTTTGTCGACCATACAAAGAAGTTTATTGTAAAACCGAAGACGGTACAATTTACGCTTTAAACGGTTCTGCTAAAAGTGCTTCCCGAGATGACTCTAAAGTTAAAGAAATAGAGAATATATGGTTAGACAATCCCCAAATTCCTGGTACTAAGATACCTTATAGTGACTTTATTTCAGAAGGTCTTAAGTTATGTGAAAATAAATAACCTGAACTTTTATGATAGAAAATTCTTTAGAGTTACCAAAATGTCCCTTTTGTAATGTAGACAGTCCAAGCCTTGTAATGAGAGCTAAAACTGAAACAAGAGATATGTACGGTAGGAATCATCGGTATTGGGGGTTTTATAGCTGCAACCGATGCGGGAGTGTGGTCAGTGCTGCTTGGGATAATTATCATCACCGTGAAATATATCCACAAAGTGTTAAAGTAGATGATATAATTCCCGCTAAAGCTAGAACTTTTCTTCAGCAAGCTATAGATACTATACATGCTTCTTCTGCATCAATAATGGTAGCGGCTAGCTCTATAGATGCTATGCTTAAAGAAAAAGGGTATATTGATGGAAGCCTTTATGCAAGAATAGATAAAGCGGCCAGTGAACACTTAATAACTAAAGATATGGCTGAATGGGCGCATCATGTAAGATTAGAGTCAAACAAAGAGCGTCATGCTGATTACGAGGCTGAATTGCCGACCCCATCTGATGCACAAAAAGTTATTGATTTTACTTTAGCTCTTGCAGAATTTTTATTTGTTTTACCATCTAAAATTGAACATGGTCTTAAGGATGCTGGTGAATAATGTGTGTTGAAAATTTTAAGCGAGTTTTAAATTTCATTTTTATATTGAATTCGGATTTTATGAATTTTATTTGAGTTGCCCCTGCCATCAACCCATATAAAACTAAAAAACATCTGAATTTTTATTTTAGATGGTTTGGTGTAAAATAGCATATAATTACCCTCTCAAGAGGGGAACTCACAACAACAGAACATCAGAGTGAAGCTCCGGGATCAGGCTCTGTGGCGTTAGGAAAATTGCAAAGGAGGCGTAAAGAAGCATCCGCTGTTTGAGGCGAAAGCCGAGTTCGGATGGTTTAGCCGAATGCAGTAATTTTTAGCCTAAGGAGCCACAGCCGTGCCTTTTTGGTTCTTTTGTGGCAGGACAAAAGAATAATTGAGATTGCCACAGCTTGCCACGCTTTAGTGTGGTCATGTCGACCGGAGGGGAGACATCTCAATTCATAGTTTGAAATTCGATATTTATAATAAAAACGTTATTTTAGTTTGATGATATCAACCTGTTAGCAATGGAAAATAATATAAACCAAGCTGTAACCGCATTTAAAAATTTTATCGAGAATAACCTTAATTACCATGTTCTCTCGGTTATGAGTTTTGATGATTATAAGTCTTTTGTTGTTAAGGTATTTGCCCTATTAAATGAATTGAAAAGTATGGGGGTTACCAAAAATGAAATTTATTCCTTTATCAATAAACATTATTCAAATGTAACGAGTGCAGCTGATGAAAATGATATCCTTTTTGAAAGAAGGTTTTCGGCTATAACAGAAGACATTATAGAATTTTGTGCAAATCCACTCTTTTGGAGTACTGATTTTGATGTATATATGAAAAAATGGGATAAATTATTTGCGACAGACTGGTGTAAGAAAGTTTAGTTACTTATTTTAGCGCTGTTAGACCAAAACCTTACCTAATGAAACAATTCTTTTTTACTGCCCTTTTCTTTTTTACGACAAATATTATACAAGCTCAGGAGTATACCGTTGTTGGCCTTGATGGCGAAGTTGAGAATACTAAGACGGAATTAACTGATGAGTGTAAGGAAAAAATGGCTGCACTTAAAGAGCAGTTTTTAAAAATGCATAACTCGCCCGAATCTGTAAATCTTAGGAAACTAACCGAAGAGTTTTTTGCCAAAGTACATAACAAAGAGCCTATGGACGACCCGAGGGCTACCAATTTTACTGAGAAGATTCTTTTTTGGGTAGAAGCACACATTGACCAAACCGATTTTTCCAGTGCTGAAGAAGCTAAAGATGCCTGGAATAAAAAAGATAAAGCTCTGTTAGCTTATACCAAAGCCAATACGGATTATTATGTCATGTTAATGCAAACTATGGAAACTTGTGGTTCAGACACTGTTGAAGAGTTTGAGAGAGAAATGCACAGGGTATATGGAATGTATTAAAAACTCTTATTTAAAGAGTAGCCAATCTAATTCATAAAGCTGGCAATAAACTAAATTTCAAAGAGTTATAATAGCTAACTATTACAATTTACTTTGCAATGAAAAAATACCTTACACTGCTGTTTGTTTTTGTGTGCGTTTGCCTTTTTGCACAGGAGGAAAAAATTACCTTTAGGTTTGAGGCCGATACTACAAAAACCATAACATTTAAAGCACCTGGTATGGATAGAGACCAGGTATTCGATTATGTTTTTGAATGGTCCAAACTATACTATAAACCGGTTATTAATATGACTCCAGTTGAAGAAGACCTTTTAAACAAAAAGCTCATAATTAACGGAGGATTTTTTAAGCCTTTTTGTAAAATCTCTAAGAACTTTTATGACAAGAACTTTTTTAGTTCTGAATATCTGTTGATTATAGAGTGTTATGACCAAAAGTATGTAATGCGATTTTACCACAAAAGATTTGTAGATAATTCAAAACATCTTGAAGAAACCCAATTTAAGTTACAGCATTTTTTTAAACATCCCGAGGTATTTAGTGAATGGCTGGAAAACTATGAATACCGAATTAGCGATATATTCAATTCGTTAGACTATTACATGAAGGAAGGTATCTTTTTATATCCGGATCAAGAAAAAAAGAAACCCTAATTTAAATCTATACCAGATTGCTTCATGTCTACCGCAGGGAGACATCTCAATTCAATATTAAAGTAATCTACTTTATTTTCCTTGGCGGGCCATCTATTTTTACTGGTGGCGGTGGTGGCAATTTATACTGTAATATCCCTGAATTAAACAAATGATACTTCATTGGTTTTAAGTCACAATTCTTAAGGGCAAGAATATCGTTCACCACCTTTACCTGCTCCTCACTTTCTAGGTTAGCAATATAAAAAGTAGTTGTAAGTGTGTCAACGGGTTTATCAGTATTCTCCAGGTAGGTATTAATATTTAGCTGATAAAAATTAGCATCGTCTATATACCCATAATCCAGTTTGTTATCAAAAACGGCTTTGCTGCGCTCTAATATCTCGGTTACTTTTTCCTTACCAATAATACAATAGTAGTATTTATACAAAAATGTATCTTTAACTGTCTCCTGCGGATTAATTTCCTCACAGTAAAACAAGGTATCGCCTTTTAATTCTATACCGTATCTCGGTTCACTGGGATCCATTCCGCTGCCAACAGTAATAATCAGGTTTTCCTGCATTTCCTGAGGCTTTTGTGTACAGGAAAACAGTATAAAAAACAATAAGGGTAATAATAGCTTATTATGTTTCATTATTTTACAACAAAAGGTTCTGTATAAATTAGTTCACGGTTTTTCTGTTCTTTTCGCCAGTATCTGGCCTCAAGCCTATAAGTCCCTCGTTTTGCTTCGTCCAGTAAACGTCGGTTTTCAGCATCAGTATATTGCGGAGAACGAAGCCACTCCGACTCGGATATTTCAAAAGATTTTTCCAGGGATTCGCCTGCTTTAACAACCAAACAAAATTCAGCTTTAACGTGAGGTTTAGAAAAAGCATCTTTCCTGTAACTATCCCACTCGCCCGATTTTTCATTAAGCCTTTGCAGTCCAAAGGTTACATACAAAGTATCGATAGTGTTGTTGGTTACTTCCATTTGTATTTTTTCTCCTTTTCTAAACTCTAATTTAGGAAAAGATACAGTTACATCTGCCTGTGCAAAACCAACAACATAAAACAGTAGTAATGGCAGCAATAATAATCTTTTCATAGTAAGGCGGTTATAACCCAAATATAGCAATTTTTAAGTATTTAATATTCATTTACAATAGCAGTTAGTTGGTATGAGATTCCTCACTTCACTGCATTTCGTATCGGAATGACAAAGCCAAAAGGGGTGTCATGTCGACCGCAGGGAGACATCTCAATTTAAAATTTAAAATTCAACATTTAAAAATAGATTGCCGCGTCGTTCCTCCTTGCAATGACACACTCTGCCCCTCTCAAGAGGGGAACTGCTCACTCATACGATTCATCATATTCTGTCTCAATTCTCAATACTTAGTACTCAATAAAAAGATTTGACCATAAAACACCAACTTGTCCCTTCTCCTCTACATTAACGGGCAGTTAATAGATCTGGATGCCGGCCAGCACATTGCCCAAACAAAACAGGTAAACGACCTAAACAGCCTGGACGACAGGCAGGCCAGTTATACCAACAAATTTAAACTCCCAAAAACGGCAAACAACATAAGGGCAATGGACCAAATGACCCTTACGGGAAACTCATCTAACGTGCCATATAAAAAAAACAGCTGTAGCCTGTTTAACGATGCTGGCGAATGCTTTGTTTACAACGGCTGGGCAGTAATTACCGATGGCGGCGACTATTATGAAGCCGTAGTGTATGACGGTATTATAGACCTGTTTAAGGAAGTGGAAAAAGATACACTTGCCACAATTGGCCTTGACGAACTTACGCACGAGAAAACCCCTGAAACGGTAGTACAATCTTGGACACAAAACCTTCCCTACCGTTACATTCTTGCCGACTATAACGGGAAACGAATTTATAGCAGGGGATTACTGGGGGCTCCCGACAGAATAAATATCGACTATATGGTTCCGTCCATAAATGCGGCATGGCTTTGGGATAAGATATTTTCCCATTATGGGTTTACTTACACCGGATCTGTATTTGAATCGGATGAGTTTAAAAACCTATGGCTTACCTATCCTAAAGGCGTAGAAAACTCGGGAGATATTGTATTTAAAAGTACTCCGGAAAAATGGAGCTGGTACAACTCCAGTAGCCTGGGCTGGAAGATATTCTCTACTCAGTATTATGAACCTGAAGTTAACGAACTGGCCGAAGGCAGCGATTTAAGGCACCTTAAGGTAGACCAAACCGCTAACTACAGGCTTACTGTAAAAGGTAAACTCGACTGTACGCAACCGGTAAATTTGGTAGTGTGTAAAAATGCCGAAAACTACGGTCAGTTTATGAGTCATCATTATGAAAACTTTCCGCAACTGTTTACCGCAAAAGAGAACATTGCGCCTGATACCGAATTCAGTTTTTCTAAAACCATACGGCTGGAAGAAAACGAAAGTATTTGCCTGGTATTTACAAATCCTGATGACAGGTTCTTTTTCAATTTTGTACCAATGCTGGATGTTACCCTTACAAGGCTTACTACCGGCGAAATGGACTTTAGCAATGCCCTGGCTGAGTTTAGCATTAAAGACTTTATCAAGGAAATTGTGTACCGTTTTGGGCTTACCCTGTTTAAGGACAAATACACTAACAATTATGAGTTCCTTTCGTTAACCGAACAGCTTAAAACACCCCCTGTTACAGACTGGAGCAGCAAGTTTGCCAAAAAGCTTAACGAAAGCTACATATACGGCAGCTATGCCCAGCAAAACTGGTTTAGGTATCTCTACAATACCGAAGGGGCTTTTCATAACGACCATTATATTACAGTAAACAACCAAAATCTTGCAGAAAGTAAAGACAGTATTAAGTCTAAAATCTACAGTCCGGAACAGCAGTTAACCTTTCTCGATGAGCCTACAAATATCTATAAGCTATGGGAAAAAGAAGTCGTGGAAGAACCTGAAGATAACGAACCTCCCGTAACGTATAAGTCACTGGACAAACGCTTTTATTTAATGAGAGCCAACTTAAGGCCTGGAAATGTAATGGCATTAAGTTCAGAATTAGGTTCCAGTATTCTAACCTCGCAGTATTACAGGGAAAGCTTTACCAAACTGTCTTTTGGCGATATTATAAACACCTATTACGCTCCGCTGCAAAGCATACTGGAAAAAGCCCTTATAGTAAACGCAGAGCTTTACCTTACCGATAGTGACATTGCCAACTTCGACTTTAAAAAGCTGTATTATATAGATGCGCTTTCGGCTTATTTTATGGTAAACAAAATAAACAACTACATCCCCGGCAGGCTTACCAAATGTGAACTGGTTAGGGTTAATTACACTCCTGCATATAGTGGGTTTAGCCTTCCGGTTGTACGTGTAAATACTATAAACATACGAAGCGTGGTACAGCTTACCCCTCTTACCTACATAATTAACCACGAAACAAACTTTACACCGGTAAACAGTTTGATCTATCAGTACTCGCCCGATGGTGTTAACTGGAAAACTGCACAGGTACAGCAGTCGCCAAGGCAACCCGATACCGTTATTACCCCTGTACCGGCAACACACTTCAGGGTAAGGTATGAGGCCACAAAAACACTATCAAACACTTTTATACTTGACTAACAACAAATAAATGGCAGAAAAAATTGTAATTGCACAACTCGACATTGATGTAAAAAGCCTTGTGGAGGGAGCCAATGAAGTAAGGGAAGCTATAAAAAAACTTAAAAACAAAATAGATGACCTCATAGCTTCGGGGCAGGCATCTTCCCAACAGTTTAAAGACATGAAAAAAGAGCTTGCCAAGCTTAACGAAGCATTAGGCCAACAGGCTAAAGCTATTAAAGATGCAGCCAAACAATCAGAAAAACTTAGTGAGGCTCACGATTACCTGGCAAAGTCAGCAAAAAATGCTGCCGGTAAACAGGCAAGCCTTACTTCTTCGGGACAAGAGTCATCACAACAGTTTAAGGAATCTAAAAAAGAACTTGGCAAATACGTTAAAGCGCTCGAGGATCAGGTTGAAGCCACTAAAAAAGCTATTAAACAAACGGATAACCTCAGTGAATCTCACGATGACTTGGCAAAATCGGCAAAAAAAGCGGCTAAAGAGCAGGATTCCCTTAGCGACTCGGCAGACGATGCCTCTTCAAACCTAAAAAAACTGTCAGGAGCAATAACATCTGTAAAAACAGCTTCCGATCAAAGTTCAGGAAGCCTTAAAGAAGGGGGCAAAACTTTTTCGGAATATAAAAAACAGACTATAGATGCTTTTCAGAGTATTAATGTTTTTAACGGCGGCATAAAAGGGTTAAAACAACGTGCACAGGAAGCAGGCGGAATGGGACCCCTTTTAAAAAATGCATTTAAAGATATTAGTGAAGGTATAGGCGGAATGACAAAAGCATCAGATGCCTTTACTGCTACACCTATAGGTGCCATATTAAAAGGGATTAATTTAGCCATAGACTTTTTAAACAAAGCTTTTAAAGATTTCAGGCCTGTTATGGATAAGGTAGCACAGGTTACTGCAGCTGCGGGTGCTGTTTTTGATTCCATTAAAAACTCCCTGCTCGACCTTATAAACGTGTTTAACGGCTCTAAGTCCATATTAAGTTGGTTTACCAATGCAGGAGAAGGTATGGCAACTGCTGCACAGGAAGCCTATGAGCTTAAAAAAGCGCAACAGGAACTGGCCGACAGTATGGCTTTACAGGAAATAAGAAATGCCGAAGCCCAAAAAAGCATTGAAGAGTATACACAGGCATCGGAAGATCAAACCAAATCGGAACAGGAAAGACTGGAAGCTCTTAAAAAAGCCAATGAAACAGAGAGTAAAAATCTTACCGAAAGGAAAAAACATTCTGAAGATGCGTATCAGCAAGCCATAAAAGCAATAAAAGCAGGAAGTAACCTTACTAAAGAGGAAATTAAAAACCTTGAAACTAAGGGATATGAATATGCACAACATCTTCAGGAAACCAAAAGCATAAGTCAGGAAGAAATAGATGCGCTTAAGGAAGCACAGCTTAACAGGATTGCTCTTCAAACGGAAGAACAGCAGCTTACCAAAAAACATTTTGATAATATAAACACCCTTAACGAAAGCTTTACCCAAAAACGCGAAGAAGAACAGAAAAAAAGGGAACAGATACAGCAGCAGGCTATGGATAAGGCACTGGAAAGACAGCAACAGCTTTTAGACCTTTTTGAAGCCGAGAACAGTGAAAAAGCAAAAACGCTTCAGCAGAAGATTGCCTATGAGCAGGAATATGCAAAAAAGTCTATAGCCCTGCTTGATGAAGAGCTTAAACAAAAGAAAATTAGCCAACTGGAATATAAAACAGCAGTTATTAATATACAGAAAGAACTGGGAGAAAAAACCTTCAAAGCCACACAGGGGTATGTTAATGCCGAACTGGAATTATGGAAACAGGAGCATCAAAGTAAAATTGACGGGGCACAGGTATTAACCGATGCGTTAATAAAAGAGGAAGCTAAAAGGCTTGAAGAACTCAGGCAAAAAGAAATTGATGCACTGTTTACCGGGACAAACCTTGATGCTGAAACACTTGAAAACAAACGAGCTAATAATGAACAGCTTTCACAGCAGGAAACAGAATATTATACTGAGCTTTTAAGGATTAGGCAGGAGTATGACGAAACCATAAAAGCTAACGATGCAGCTCTTGTACAATCTAATAAAGAACAGAAACAAAATGAGATTCAAAATGAAGTACAGGCAATACAGGAAAAAGCCGCAGCAGCACAACTGGATTATGAAGTAGATAAAGCTAATGCACAAAGCCAGTATGAGCAGGAACTTATTGATGAGAACGCACGCTATGCTGCCGAAGTTGCCAAACTGGATGAACGAAAAGCACAGGGATTAATAAACGAACAGCAGTATAACGATCTTCTTAAAGCCGAAGCACAAGAGCACGAAGATAATGTAGGCGATATTAAGGAAGCTGCTATGGAACGTAAGCTAAGCCTGGCTTCGTCTACCTTTGGTAATATGAGTACCATTTTAGGGAAAGAAAGTAAGGCGGGTAAGGCAATGGCTGTGGCACAGGCTACTATAGACACTTACCAGTCGGCCGTATCGGCATTTAAGTCACTATCGGGAATCCCTATTGTGGGTCCGGCACTGGGTGCAGCAGCAGCAGGTGCAGCCGTTGCTACCGGACTCGCCAACATTAAAAAGATAACCTCTACTAAAACCCCTAAAGCCGAAAAAGGTGCTTTGTTTAGCATAGGCGGACAAAGGCACAGTGCGGGCGGTACACTTTTTACCGGCGAAGACGGTACCCGCTTTGAAGCCGAAAAAGGAGAACTTATAGGTGTTATGAACAGAAATGCGGCACGCCACTTTATGGCGTTTAATAACACTTTCCCTGCCGGCAGAAGCGGTTCTGGTAATTATTTTGAAAGCGGAGGTATAGTATCGCGTGAAATTGCACCGTCTCAAATAAACATGCAGGAACTGGCTAACCTAACTGTTCAGGCAGTAAAAAGTATTCCGCCACCTGTGGTTGCCGTAGAGGATATTCTTACTCAGGGCAACAGTTATGTACAGGTTAGGGACAATGCTAACTTTTAATACAAACAAAAAGGCTTTAGCAAATGCTAAAGCCTTTTATTTTTATACCTGTACAAAGCAATTACAGCTTGTTTTTTTCTTCAATGGTTTTAAAAGAACACTCAACAACACCTCTTATTATTTCTCCATGCATACTGGGAATATCACTATTAACAGGTGTTTTTTCCTTTCCGAAAATAATAGTGGTTATAATGTTTTCGGTAAAAAGTTTTTTCTCTTTATCCGTAGTTATTTTATATATGCAATTTTTGTGTTCTCTGCTACCGTCGTTTAATTTTCCATCAAGTTTTATATTAGGTAACTCCAGTTTTTCACCATTATCAAAAATAACAGTAACTCCTTTACTGGCTGTAGTAGGCATAGCCAGCATAAGATCTACCTCCAGTTTGTCTGTTTGAATATTATTATGTAACCATACTATTACACCCCAAATACTTTTTGTCATCTTGCTCATTTTCTTACCTTCATCTAGTCCGGGCTGAAAATATTCACAATAAAAACCTTCAGGTAAATCAAGGTCTCCTTCTACTTCAAAATAGTATTCAGATTTGTCATATTTATTAAGCTCATAGTAAATAATCTCACCTTCAGCAGACTCCAGTTTTAATATCTCAGGATACTTAGTGTCATTTGACACTACTTTAAACACCTTGTTTTCAAGAGAGTCAGCAGACGATTTTTTATAATCAATTTTACTATACGTCTTCATTGCTAAAGCATCAGTGTAAAAATTGGGGTAGCCTTTATCTCTAAATTTCTCGGGAAGAGGTTTTACCTTAACCGTTTTACCGATTAAAATTTCGGGATGATTGTTAGGGAAAATTTCTGCTCGTCTTGTTTCCTGAGCACTTACAACTAAACTAAATAATAAGGCAAATAATAAACTAAGGTTTTTCATTTTGGCGTGATTTAAATTTAATAAGATTATTTTGGCCAAATATATAAGATTATTTTCTAATAGCAGAGATTTTTTTTATTTTTGCTTTAAATATTTGACTACACTTTTTATCTCTTGATAAATGAAATACTTAGTGGCTGGAAAAACTTTTTAACCCGGCCCGAAGTAACCGAAAACACAGCCCGCCACCGCGCAAAACTGTGTGCCGCCTGCCCCAATGCGAAAAGAGGGAAACTGCTTGCTTTTATAAAAGACGACCTTACCGAAATACAGGGAAACTATTGCAACCTGTGCAAATGCCCGCTTTCGGCAAAAGTGCGCTCTAATGATATTTGTCCGATAAATAAATGGTAATGACCCGCTATGAAATTCTCCTTAGCCTGGGCGAAAACTTTGTAAAACTGGTAGGCAAAAACCTCATCCCGGTACATGTACTGGACTGGAAAGTATATTATGAAGCCTACCTTAAGGAAACCGAATACCACAAAAAGCATTTTAAGAAAGTGCGCAAAACCCACATGATACAGCTTATTGCCGAGAACTATAACATTACCGAACGTACCATGTTTAATGTGGTTTCGTTTATGGAAGGGAAATAACAGCCTTAGCGGATGTTTTTCCTTATACGGCTAAGCGAGTGTTTTGTAATACCTAAATAGGAAGCGATATACTGCAAAGGCACGCGATTAGCGAGGTTAGGAAACTTTTCCAGAAAGCTAAGGTAACGCTCTGTTGCATCCTGCGGAAACATATTGCTAAGACGTTCCATTTTTTGGGCAAGACCCTTTGTTGTGATTTTGTAGATCATGGCATCCCATATCATTATAGTGTCCGACAGGTTTTTCATGGCATCCTTAGAGAGTATAAGTACAACACTATCGGTTACGGCCTGCACGTACCTTGTACTGCAAACCCCCGAATTATAACTTTCTACATCTACCATAAAACTATGTTCGCTTACAAAATGTTTAGTGACTTCATTACCCTGTTTGTCATAATAGCAAACCCTGAAAATACCATCAAGGGTAAAGGCTATTTCGCGGGCTACCTGCCCTGCCTCCATAAAATAGTCCCCTGCTTTGTAGGTCCTCTCTGTAACCGATGCTTTTATAAGATCTGTTTGCTGTTTATTGAGGTCTCCAAACTGAAGTAAAAAGTCAATTAAAGGCTGTGTATCCAT